CATTTACCCTGCCACTCACGATCTGAACCTCCACTGTGCTTGTGCGCACGCCCTGCACACCAGTGAAAGTCATGTTTTCAGCATTGCGGAATTCTCCGATTTCCCGGATGAACACTGCCGGCATCGACGGAGGTACAGGCTCATACGCACCAGCGATGTACATGTCGGGGTACACTGCCGCAACAGCATCGTGTATGTAGTTGTACACAGCATTTCGCGTGATGATCATGAAAATACCTCTTTGGCGATGCTTCGCCATTCTTGCATAATGGTTTCCCAAACCGTCTGCATGCCATTCCGCGGCATGATTTCTGTGTAAATCACACCGCCGAAAATCCAGATTCCATATGTGGAATACTGCTGCTCATGCGTCTCGGAGTAAGAACCAGGCCGGACATCAAACGGCATCTGCCCAGCGTATCGGTTCCCACTTGCTACCGTGTCACCAGCACCGAATTCCAGGAATACGATGCCTTTTCCGGCTGCGTTGATGCAATAGCCATTGTCGATTTTCTCGACAGAAACAGTAATTTCTCCGCCGTCTACAGTGTATCCCAGTCCGTCCAGCGTCGAGCGTCCCAGATTGGCCAGCCTCTCTAGAAAGATATCAACCTTCTTGTCGAATTCTTTCTCTAGCCTCTCCAGTTCATCAATCGCACGTGCTACACTGCGCGGACTGAGCGGGTTTACACTGATTGTGTGTTTAGCCACTGAGCGTCACTTCCCGTATTGCATAAACAATGTCGTGTAAACCAACCGCCTTGCGGATGACAACGTAATTTGGCGGTTCCTTATCTGCGGCCGCCCCTATCCACAAGACTGTGTCTTCCTGGATGGGGCAGTCCATATCTGCCGTGGTCATCGTGTGGCTATAGTTGCAGTCGATTCCAAAGATCTCCCGATCAGCATTGCCTCTCGCAGAAGAAACATTAATGCGAAAAGGAGCAGGGTCAGAATACGTTTTCGTCTTCTCGCCTGTCTTATAACCAGAAGAATCGACCGTATCCGTGTAGCCTTTGAAAGTGGCATAGTAAATGGTCTTCTTGTTGATTTCTAGTTCGCGCATTGGATCACCCCATTCTTGGGATTCTTGGGATCTGATTTACATGCGCATGAATGTACTCCACCATGTCTGTATAGTGCCATTCACGGACAATTCCGTTCTCACTATGCTTGTACTGGTTTTCACCGCCCTGCATGTTGAAACCGACTACAACGGATTGCACCTGGATAGCAGCATATTTGTCAGGCACCTCCATATCATCCGGCACAGCAGGGTAGTTGATGTACATCCAACTGAGAATCTCATATCGAGCCATTGAAAGGTAGGCAGTAAGAGTCGCGTCCTGGGACGTGTCTGCAACATCAATGCCTAAGAGGCTCTTGAGATTTTTCAGCTTAGACGCGCAGTTCATACTGTCTACCTCCTCGATTACTTACCGCTCTCTGCGGTCTTCTTTGTGCGCTTCTTAGGAGGAGCAACTTCCTCCTCAACCTTCGGCTCCGGGGCGGGTTCATCAGCCTTCAGAAGGCCGATGATTTTGCCGCCCTTAATCCTCTTCTCCATTAACTATATCCTCAGTTAAGGACGTAGATCTTGGATGCATTTGCCGTTGCCTGGCCGATGCAAAGTGCTACTTTGCCAGCAGCAACGGAAGTGCCAGTGTCACCGTCAAGTGCCTTTACAGTCACAGCATTGGAACCACCAATGTTGGAGACGATCATAACGTCGCCAACTTCAAGGCCAAGGGTGAGCGCTTTAGAAGCAGCACTCATGGATACGCTGACGAACGGTTTCTTTTCATCTTCGCCAAGAGTATAGCTGTCTGCCTTCTCGATGACGGCGCTCAGGTCGCCAAGTTTCCAGCCATCAGTAAAACCAAACTTCATTGTAGTACCCTCCTATTAATTATACGTTTGCGGTACTTGCTTTGTGGACATAGATGCCCTTGTTCTTGCGCGGCATCACAAAGATGTCATGGTAGAGACGAACATCAAACTTCCATGCATCTGCGCTCTGGTTGACAGACGGAGCGAACAGACGGGTAATGGCATGCTTTCTGATGCAGATGACAGCCTGAGGATTGATGATCATGAAGTTGATCGGGTAGCTGCCAGCCGGGACAGTGTAGCCGAAATTATCGGAACCATCATAAAGGGCAATAGCAGTATTGAAGCGGTTCTTCGGGACGCGGATAACTTCCATGCCGTTGAACACTTCGATTTCATGGTTTACACCATTCTCGTTTGCGAGAATACGGGTGGTCTTTCCCTTGAGGCCAGCGTAGAACTTCTCGGAAACGTACAGGAGGTTGCCTTCTGCCGGGACTTCATTGTCACCCATGCTATACTGGGCAGCATCGATGAGAGCCGGGCAATCGGTCGTGCCAACAGTAATATCAGCAGTAGCGCCATCAACGCCAGATGCGGATGCGAGTTTGGCAAAACGATAAGCATCAACTTCGGGAACTTCCTGGGTGCGGGCAAATTCGGATGCAACAGTGCCGAATGCCATACCAAGAGTCTCTTCGTCGTCCATCGTGTCGACCTGGAGAGAAACGCCTCTGTCCTGGGTCAGGGTGAAGGTTTCCCAGTTGGAAGTCACGGAACCGCGCGGGAATCCGTTGTTGCGGTCATAGTCGCCGAAACCATCAACATCAGTGATGAACACTTTCGCAGTGTTGGCACCAATGAAATTGACGCGCTGGTCGAGCATGTCCAGGCGGGCAGTAAGAGATGCTTTCTTATAAACGCCGTCAAGAATAGGCTCAAACTTCTGAGCAAGAACAATAGAATTAGCCATTGCTATAATCTCCTATCAATTTGTGTTTACAACCCCGCATATTTCATTGCCTGTTCAGCAATCTTGTCCTCTATGGTCTGCGGTTTGCCAGCGAGAGGTTGTCCCACGGACAGCTGGGGTTGTTTATTAAGTGCCGCAGATTCAAGTGCTTTCTTCGTATCAGACAGAAATGCCATCTGATTTTTCAGCACAGTTTCAGTGTCACCTTCAGCCTGTGCTTTGGCGGATGACGCTGCCAGATCAGCCGGATACCCGGCGGCCAGATACGTCTTCTCCAGCGTAGCGATTGCCTTGTCCTTGCGGAGCGATGCAAGTTCCTCATCAATGCGCTGTGCCCGTTCCTTCTCTTCCGCTGCCTTCTGTTCATCAGCTGTCATCTTTTCGTGCAGCTGACGCTTATAAGAAGCAGCTTCACTGTTGGACTTCGACAGTGCCTCTTTGAGCCTCTTTACCTCTCCGTCTTCAACCACTTTTGGCGCCTCAAATTCGTATCCTTCCAGCGCCTTCAGCTTGTCCTCAGTGGACATAGCTTCGTAACCTTCGATCTTGGAAACATCAACCTTCATTCTCTTCTCCTTTACGATTTACGTCTTTCCTGACGTTCGCGATTTACGTTTTCCCTAACGATTATATTTAAGTGGCTTCACGCCGTACTTACAGATAGCCAGCAGCGGCAGTTGACGTTCAATTCAGCATCGTCAAAGTCTCCCGGAAATCGGGCCTCATGCCCATCCCATGTTACAAAGACGTCGTCAAACGGTACCGTCTGCCCTTGGATCTCTTCATGCGCCTCGCGGACCCTGTCGTCGCCCATCGTTTGCCAGGTCTTATACAGTTCCATGCCGCTTGCGCGTGCCATATCGTAGATTGCTTCGTTGGTATCGCGATGGCTCTCTGTTTCGGCTATCCTCATGATATCTTCCACAGTGCCACCGCCATCCAACTGCTCCCGGAGACGTTCACGCCACGTTTTGTCGGCGATCTTTTTGTTGACAGCCTTCTCCATCGCGTCAACGTCTACCGTCGGCTCTATACCAAGCATTTCACCGGCTGCCTTGTTACCAAGGATATAGGACAGAATCAGAATGTCCTCAAATTCGTCCTCCAGGTCAGCATATGTCGAAACATACCGCCGCTTCCCGTCAGCATCGGTGTACTGCCCGTATACAAGGGAATATCTGAGAGCATTTAACTCATCAAACGGCATTAACGCTGGATTGACTTGAGTTGTTTTCTCCACTGCCATCAGCGCCACCACCACCGTTCATGTCAACACTCTCAGTCTTGTTCTCGTCCAGGATCCGCGTGTTCGGGGATACCCACATCATATCAATGTACCTCTGTGAGGATTCCACATCGCTAATCGGGTCGTTCGATAACCCGGACTTCGCAAACGCCAACTCTGGACTCATGCCCAACTGCTTCATGTTGAGCGCCGCCTGGGTCTTCACCAGGAGGTTGTTCAGCGAGTTGCGGATGAAGGTCACGTCAAAATCAGTGATTTCAAGATCCGCACTCACCAAACCGCGCCGCTTGAGGACTCTCAGGAACACATCGTCGAATAGACGGTTGGATTCTCGATATAGGTCTTCAGTGTTCCGGGCATCGGTATCAGCCATCGCCCATCCACTTCTGAGATACACCGCGCCAACGTTGTCAGACGTGCTGCCTCCGTCACGCACACTGGACGGGACACCGCACTTCTCCAACATCTGCTCATACAGATCGTCAATCGTTGTCTGCGTCTGCTGCTGATCGAGCGATTCGCTCATCAGTTTCACATCCGCCCGGTTGTCCGTGGTCGACGTCAGGACAATCATTCCGCTTTCGCGGATAGTGTTCGCGTCTTCGTCCTCCGGCAGATCACAGTTGTACAGAACCATAAGATTCTGTACGGTTTGCTCCACGGCATCGAGCCTATTTGATTCGGCAGTGTTTATGGAATCCATAATGGACAACGCATTCTCAAAGGAAGACTGACGCGTGGATTTGTAAATGTACTCGATAATCGGAACACGTCCGATCACGTTCGGCTCTTCCGACACAACCTCATATGCCGCATTCAGAGGATTCGGGACATCCGTCACCTTCTCCGGCGGAATGGTGCCTTTCAGCCTGTACAATGCATTCTCTGTGATCACATCTATATAGACGACGTTAGTG